ACGAACAATGTTACCGATGTTTTTCGGTGCGTCAGTATAGATGGCAATCTTATCATTTGCTGACATCGTTGAAGTGTCATATGTAAATGTTACAGTAGTAACACCTACTTGTTCTGTGTAGAAACCAGCATCTTCAGAAGCACTATAAACAACAGTACCACCACGAGTTGGATCACCAATAGCGTAAATATTATTTTGCGAAGTCTTATTTGCAATAATCAATAGTTGAGTTGCATCAACCTTTCCAGGAAATTTTACATAACCTGCAGTAGCAACATTCGGAGAGAAAATATATTTTTCAACTAATTGGCGAGCCATTTTATTCCTTTAGAATCCAAAAATAATCGAGTAGCCGATATAGTCAGCTTTAACCGATTGATCAATATTTGATAACGAAACGATACCGTCAAGTTTTAATTGACCCATATCGTAGATAAGAGAAGCCACATCAGTAATTGACCCAAGATCTTCTTCTGCAGCTAATATAGCATCAGTGACAGATCCTAGATCTGATTGTGCATTTGTTGCAAATACGGCAGAAGCAATAACTGCATCAGATGCAGCATTAATCCAAGCAGAGCCAGAAAATTTAAGAACTTGTCCTGTTGTGGCAGAACTAATAGTGACATCTGTTAAACTGTCTAGTGTGGAAACATCTTTAGTTACCCACTGAAGACCAGATCCTGTTGATGCCAGAACTTGACCATTAGTACCTACACCACCACCAGCAGTTATCGTGCCAGTAATTACAGGAGATGCTAGGGTTTTATTTGAGAGGGTTTGTGTGCCAGCTAATGTGGCAACAGTAACAATGGAAGCAGTTCCACTGTCTTTTTTGAAGAATAGGTTACCATCGTATGTGTTGAGTGCTAACTCTCCAAGCGCAAGATCGCCTGTGGTTGGATTTCTGCCTGTAACGGCACTTCGTTTGAGAACGACTGTGTTAGCCATAATAACCTATTCTATGTAGAATTAAAACAACCAGTATATACTGGGGTGGGAATTACACCCACCAAGTATTTAGTTCAAATTAATAAGTGCCACCATCGATGTTGAAACCATCTAGAGTTGAAGTTGCTGCACCAGCACCAGTAATATTAATACCAACAAACATTGATTTAGCAACAGATAAACCACCAGACAATACAGCTGCAGCAGTACCCAGTGCAGAAGCATCAGTAGTAGCAGTAAAGGTTACTGCACCAGAAGCTGCAAGAGTTGTAAACGCACCAGTATTTGCAGTAGAAGCACCGATTGGAGTATTGTTAATACTACCAGTAGTAATTACTGCACCAGTGATTGTTTTGTTAGTTAGCGTATCAGTAGTGGCACGACCAACTAAAGTATCAGTTGAAGATGGTAGTGTTAATGTACCACTATTAACGATTGTTGCAATAACTGGAGCAGTTAGAGTCTTGTTAGTAAATGTTTCAGTACCAGCTAAAGTAGCAAGAGTACCAGTTACTGGTAATGTTAATGTAGTATTTGCAGTTGTAGTTAGCGCAGTACTATGTGCACCAGAAGTGGTAAGATTACCACCAAGAGTAATAGTCTTACCAGTATTATCAACACCAGTACCACCATATGCACCAGCAATTACTGAACCTTGCCAAGTACCAGTACCAATAGTTCCAAGAGTAGTGATGGTTGCTTGACCAACATAGCTTGAAGAGATATCAATTGCATCAGCAGAGATAGAGATACGGTTGTTAGTACCAACTGCATTTAGAGTATTACCAGTCTTTGTTAAACCATCGCCAGCGATAACAGAACCAGCACCAGAGAATTGAACAAAGGTAATTGCAGTAGTACCGACAGTAATAGCACCAACATTGGTACATACATAACCATTGTTTCCACCAACAGTACCTTCTTCAACGAAAGTAAATGCACCTGGAGTAATTTCACTGTCTTCATCAGCATCAACTGTACGAGTCAATACCCAGTTTGCAGAAGCAGTACCAACAGTGGTAACTTTATAGAAACCATTTTGCAGAGCAGTTGTTTGATCTTTAACAAGAACACGCTCTCCAACAACTAGAACTCTACTGTCAATAGTAATTGCAGCTTGAGTGCCAGAGTTAGTAAGAGTTGCACCAACACCAGAAGTTCCGTTGGAATATGTGGCAGTTAGGTTACCAGTTGTAGTAACAATAACTGAATCTTTAACATCAAGACCAGTCTTAACTGCATCAACATAGTTCTTAGTTGCAGCATCAGTGGATTGAGTAGGCTCAGCAACAGAAGTAATTCGTTTGTTGGCAACATCAACAGAACCAGTACCAGTTGGAACTAGATTAACGCTATTGTTACCAGAAGCTGCACCAACAGTCATATTGCCAGAAGTGGCAGTAACGCTAGTTGCTAAAGCAGCACCAAGAGTTGGAGTTACCAGAGTTGGACTCTCAGAGAATACTAGAACACCAGTACCAGTCTCATCAGAGATAACACCAGCAAGTTCAGCAGAAGTGGTTGCAGCAAATACGCTTAGTTTGTTTGCTACATAAGCAACAGTACCACCTGCACTAAATGCCACAGAAGAAGTATCTGTACCAGTAAATGTTAAAGTATTACTTGCGGTAAGAGTCTTACCGTTGGCAATAGTTAGAGTGCCAGTGCTTGAGCTAATTGTTAAGCCATTAATACTTGTGGCAGTAGCAGCACCAAGAGTTGGAGTTACCAGAGTTGGACTAGATGATAGAACAACTGAACCAGTACCAGTTACTGTAGTAATGCCTGTTCCGTTAATTTGGAACACATTACCAGTAGCAGCTGTATTGAATGTTTTATTAGTAAATGTATCAGTAGTCGCTTTACCAACTAGAGTATCTGTGGCAACTGGTAATGTTAATACACTAGAACCAGCAGTTGCACCAGATAAGATTTGAGTAGTTCCAGAAGTAGAACCTACAAATGTAGCAGAAGTTAATCCAGCAAGAGAAGTAGAAGTTGCGCCAAGAGCAACTGTTGTGCTACCAATAGTAACTGAACTGTTTGCTAAGTTTGCATTAGTGATACCAGCAGAGCCACTAAGATTGGTATTAGTTAAACCAGTGATAGTATTTGAACCAGCAGCAATTGTCTTGTTTGTTAGTGTATCAGTAGTGGCTTTACCAACTAATGTATCTGTTGCAGCAGGTAGAGTTAAAGTAGTAGAACCAGCAGCTGAAGAAGCAACAACAGTTGTAGTGCCTGTAGTACCTGAGAAAATAGCACCAGCAGATCCAATAGTTGGAGTAGTTAATGATGGGCTAGTTAAAGTCTTATTTGTAAGAGTCTGAGTACCATCTAGTGTAGCAACAGTGTTATCAATACTAAAGTCAACTGTATTAGTTGCTGAAGTTACTGTTGAAGTAATACCAGTACCACCAGCAAATGTTAGAGTATCAGTCGCAAGAGCAATGGTATCTGTACCAGTGTCACCAGCGATACCAAGAGAAGTAGTAATTGAAGCAGTAGAAGCAGCAGTTAAACGACCTTGTGCGTCAACAGTGAAAGTGGGAATCGCAGTGGCAGAACCGTAACTACCTGCAGTAACTGCAGTATTAATTAAAGCAATTGTAGAAGTATTACCACCATCTGAGTTAGTAACACTAATTTGGCTTGCAGTACCAGTAACTGCACCACCAACTGTATCATAGATGAACTCAGCAAGAGTATCTGTTGTGCCGTTAATATATGCATTATTAAGAACTAACTTACCAGTACCATTTGGTGTAAGAACAATGTTACCATTGGTATCTGTAGAACTAATAGTATTAGTGCTACCAGTAAGAGTTAGATTACCAACATTAAGATTATTGATTTTACTGCTGGCATCAAGAACAATTGCAGATGACGCAGTTAGCGTACCTGGAGTATGATCCAGCATGTCGGTAAAATACTTACCACCAACCACAAAGTGATTTGCAGCATTACCTGAGGTTTCCGTACCCATACCAATGTATAGTCTGTCACCACCATTTGAACCATTATCTGTTAAGGCTGAATACGCTAATTCGCCAACACCCAGCGTTGCTGGATTACCTGTTACTGACGAACGCTTTATGCGAATAATAGATGCCATCTTTTATTTCTCCGTTAAAATTCTCCACCTTCCATGTTTTGCGCATCGAGGGTGGTGGTGGATGTCCACTTGTTTGTTGTTGTTTTATATACTAGGACTGATCCATTAATTTTAGTAGTTGTATCGACATCTGCGATATTAGAAACTGATTCTACTACGGCTGGATTAGCCAAATTGGTTGAAGTGTTGAGCACATATGTACCCTCAGACACCGCAACTGTTAATGCTTCATCAGGTGTTACGACTGCTGTGATTTCTGCCATAATTATATTTGAGTAATTTGTGCGTTTACTGTTACGATCCCTTCTACCACTCTGGTTTTTGTACCAGAAGGAGAAGTAATCTCGACATCGTACAACCATCTTCCCGCAGGAATGGCTTCAGATTGACCACTTGTTAATTGTAATCGAATTTTTCCATTTGCAGCTTCATAAACACTGGCTGTAAATGCATAGACTGTACTAGACGAATAAGACTTCCTCATCTGGGAAGCCACAGTGTAGCTGGTCAAATTGAGTGCTTGACCATTAGAAGCCGTAACAGTGATGATATTACTGTATGTCGCTCCAGCGTCCACATAAAGATTGCTAATAGTTGCCATTCTGGAATCCGATAAAATTTGTATACTTCTTATTTATAATACCAGAGAATGCAACTTGCAATAACAAAAAACCCTCCGAAGAGGGTTTGTTTATAGAGGAGAAACTCTATAGATATTGATATCCAATATCCTACCTTCCATACTAGTACTTCCCCATGGACGCTGAGATTTATATGCATTATTAGCAGCAAAACCACCAGAATGACCTTCACCCCATATGGGGTTTTGTGCATCTTCAGGATAATTTACACCATTACCAATAGTTCGTATAGTATGTTGCGTCCACCCTCGTAAAGAATACACTGCATCAACATCATCTACTACATACATTGCGTGCATAGAGTGAGACTGACTGTCTTGAGATCCCATTCTTGCTGTGGTTCCTGCTATATTATAAAATCCATA